GCCGCAGCATCGCCAACCAATGGAACCATGCCCAGCGTTGCAAGACCTGTGAGGATAGCAGCCTGCCCCATGTTGCCCTGCCGGTAAGCGTCTCTAGCCTCGTCAATGGCAAGCGCATCACCAACAACAGGCGTGAAGTCAGCAGCAAACCTGCCTGCACCCATTACCGATTCAGCGCGTCTTGTTGCTTGCGCTCGCCTGGCTGGGTCTTCACTGCTGCCGCCAAACATGTCATACATGGTGTTGAACGCCCTGCCTCTAAATGTCTCTTGAGGCATCGGTGCAGTAGGCATCTGTCCCTGCTGTGACAGGATGCGATCTCTTGCGCTTGGTATCAATCTGCGTAGTGCTGACTCGGCCATGATTAATACTCCTCATCCTCTTCTTTTGCTTCCCAAGCCTGACACACTCGCAGGTTGTGGCAGACGAACTCGAACTTAGTGCAGTAGCCTCGACCACCGCCATCAGCGTCATACTCATCTTCAGGCACTACTTCCATCATCTCCAGCTTTTCAGGGGAGTTGTTGAAGTATTCGCAGTTGCCACACATCTGCCTTCGAGCCTCGGCTGGCTTTACGCTCCACGCCCTAGCCATCATGCGGTAGTAGTCAGTGTTGTCGGTGATCGTTTCCTCTGGGCCAAACTTCCAGTTCTCAATCACGTTGGCTCGATTAGCCCTGTTGGTCTTAGCAGTGAATGGCTCTTCCTGCTTGATAATGATGGTCATGCCTTCTAGTGGGTTCACTTGTTATCTCCTGAATGGTGTCAGCGCACTGACCAGTTTCATCTCGTTGTCGATCTGCATACCCTGCACCTGTACGCTATCCTTGTTGATTCTAGCGCCAGCCTCTTGCGCCTTGATCTGTGTGTTCATGCGCTGAGTCTGTGCGTTGAAAGTTTCAAGTTGCAGTGCGGCCTGATCAGCCTGATTACTGAGTTGCATTTTCTGCGCCTCAAGTTGAATCTTAGCGGTTTCCAGTTGCAGCCTTTGAACCTCAACCTGCGCCCTCATCTGCTCTGCTTGCGCCTTAGCCATCTCAGCCTGAGCCAGTACCATTGCTGGGTCTTGCTGCTGCTCCTGACCCTGTGCGCTCTGCTGTAGCTGTGCGATCTCTTGCTCAGTCATCTGTGACTGCGGTATCAGACCCTGTGACATCATCTGGAGACGCTTACGCTCACCGATCTGGGTAGCTGCACTCGTTGGGATAGCGTTGAGCAGGATGTCGCCAGCCATGCCAATGATTGACGGATCGACCTTGGCAATCTCAATGATTGTCTCAATGGTTTCCTGCTGACGGTTGCGGAACGATGCGCCAGCTCGACAGGTAACACTGTACTGACCCTTTGTTAGGTCGTTCAGGGTAATGATCTCACCTGTCTGGTTGTCAATGACCGGCTCGTTCAGAACCTGCATCTCAGTGCTGCCATCCTCGTAAAGCAGCCTGACCGTTCTCTGCGCGTCATACACTTTAGGGATAGCCTTAACCAATAGGTCACCAGTGGCCGCAATAGCAGACTCAAGCGCCCTGAAGTATTTGATTGTGCCGTTGTCGCCCTTGCTCTGTAGGCGCTCGATTGCAACACCGGATTGCAGGCCAGGGTTATCTCCCATGTTCGCAGCAAACATGCCAGCAGTCTGACCAATGATCTGGCGCATTGACTCGGAGATGGTTCTTAAGCCTGGGTTAACTTGTGCGCCCCCCTGCTGCTGTGGTGCGCCTGGCATCTCTGGATCGTTGTTGTAGAACTGCACTGGGTCAGAGTTGGTGTTCAGCGTAGCCAGTGTGTCCTCATGCCCAGCAGCCTGAGTAAGCGTCATCCAGTATTTAGCTCTTGGTGCTAGTGCGCCTTCCTCGATCTCTCATGAAAGGCTGTAGTTCAACACCCGCTGTGGATCAAGTAGTTTCTCAACCACGCCCCAATAGATCGTTTTGTTTTCAACGATCTTATAGTTACCGTAAACAGGGATGATTGGGATGCGATCAAATATGGTTTCTTCTTTCTCTTCTAGCCAGCCAGTCTGATCAAAGAAGTGCGAACAGACAACAGTCTTATAAGCCTCACGCCGTCTGACTTCTTCGATACCCAGTGCCGTTAGCTCGTCCTTGACCTTTTCATAGTCATCGTCAATAGAGTAGACAGCGCCATTGCTCATCAGCACAAGCTCACATGCCTGCTGCTCAACGTAGAAGAGCTGCCCTACTACGATGACCTCGGCCTTGTCGTAGTATGCCTCACCCTCTCTGTCGATTGAGACAGATGCCTGAGAGCCTTCTGGGTATCTCTTCATGTACTCTTGGACTGACATAGCATGAAGCAGGAAAGCATACTGAGCGTCAGACTTGTCTTGCAGGTAGGCAGCAGGGTCAAACCATACCCTGTCAATGAAGTTAGCCACTGGCTCGATTACTAGGTCTTGGTCAAACGATTGTGGGTCAGTGTACTTGTGCGACACCATCCAGCCATCGTAGCCAGCCGTAGCCATGCCGCGACCAGCGTTGATGTAGATGTCCTTGGCTCGACTCATGGCCTCAATGTTTCTGACCAGACCATCAATGACCATTGCCGTTTCTTTGGATGCTGAGCCAGACATTGGGCTGACCTTGATGTCAAAGTCTGCCTGCTCGATCTCAGCAGTCACCTGATCGACAATAGGGTTGACCATGTCAAAGGTGTATCTTGGCTTGCCGACATTGTTCGTCCACCAGTAGGGTTCCCACTGGCCGTCACGCTTATCGCAGAACAGGTTGGCCTCACGCGCTTTCTCACGGTTATCGTGATCAGCCTCCTGTGCGGCAGAGAGTAAATTCAAGACTGTCTGATGATTATCAAAGTCGATCTGGTAATCAGTCTCTGTGTATTTAGCCATCATGACCACCCTTTAAATTTGATCGTTGCGACCTTCTCCAGCTTAGGCTTAGGTCGGTACATTGCCATCATTAGTGCATCACCCATGTTGGGTGACGGTATCTCGTATGGCTTCTTAGCCATCTCAATCTTGCTCATGATTTGTATTTTACCACTATTTGTACGTTTAAGCGGTATCCGACACACCTCAGAGCGTAACTGATCCAGCTTGTCAATGCTTGATGACAGAGAGATCATCTCATCAGGATCAATGTACTGCCCCTTTGATACTGCACGATGAGTGGCCTCGAACCTGCTTCGTAGCCTCCACCAATACTGCGCTCGCCTGTTGGTGAATGTCTCGCGGTTAGACTTTGATCTCTGTACGCCGCCCTCAAACGATGCGGCCTCAGGGTCTTCTGGAGACTCTGAACCTTTATACATCACATACTCAACCTTCTTGTTCTCCAGCGCAGCATCTACTTGGCGCTTCAGACTTACACCCAATCCGTCACAGTCCCAGACAAAGTAGTCAGCCCTGTCAGCCAGCGCAAGATCAAGCGCCCAGTCCATGCCATCAGCAGACTCGCCTGTGATCTTCTCAGTGACGTTTAGAACCACGTTGCCATGTCTGACTGCGTAACCCTTGGAGTCACCGCCAGTGTCGCTTGGATCGTGACTGGCAATGATTGCGCCCTCTGCCTTCCAGCCCAGCTTGATGTGAGCATCAATGGCAGACTCAAACCAGTCAACAGGAATGATGGTGTCCTCGACCTCATCGTAGAACTCGCCGAGCCAGATGTGCCTGTATAAAGCTGTCGTTAGGTTAGCCTGATCGTATGCTCTCTCTTGCTCAAGCACTGCTGGAAAGAATGGATTGTCGTTGTAGTTGATCCAGATGATTAAGTGCATATCATCTTCGTAATAGCCTTCTGACCTAAGCTGCTTCTCAAAAGGCTTGATGAATCTTTGGCTGAATGGGTCGGCTATTGATCTTGGGTTAGCAGTCATCCAGATTTCAGAGTCTTCTACCCGCAGCGTTGGCGTTAGAGCCTTGAGACTGTCAGAGCTAATGGTCTGAGCCTCCTCAACCCAGAACCTCTTGAAGCCGTACATGGACTTGATGCCTTCAGGGTTCCTTGCCAATCCTCTGAACTTAAATACGTCCTCACCGCCATGCTGTATTGCGTTGGCTTGCACGTTAAAGCCTTGCAGCCCTAGACGCTCAATCTCTCCGCTTAGAAGAGAGAGTACCGAGTCATCCATTGTTACTTGGTATTCGCGGAAGCAAGCTGTCTTAATGCCCTTGGTCTGAGCATCCATCAAACAGATGTCGCCAACCGATTGGCTTTTGCCTGAGCCTCTTCCACCTATAAGAATCTTGAACCGCTTAGGCTTGTTGATCAGAGGTAGTAGCTTACGAGGAAGCGTCACTTCTGGCATCGACAACCCTCACTGTCCACTCGGTTTTGATGGCTCCACCGTCTGCGCCTGTTAGCTCTTGCTCTGTCTTGTCCTTCCATCCAAAGTTGTTCTTTAGACTGAAGATTGACCCGACTGGTGACTGTTGGTGTAGCCTTTTCTCTAAGAACATTTCGACTCTTTGCTTGGCTCTTTTTATAGTCGCATAAAATTCTTCGTTCTCTCCGTACCTTCTGAGAGATTCTGTATTCATATCAAGATGATACGCTAGTCCTGAGATTAGCGGAGGATTATCGTCATCACAGGCTGCAAAGTAGCTGTCTATTTTGGCCTGCATCTCTTCGACTGATTTGAACTTTAGTGGTCTGCCTGCTGGCATTACTCGTACCGCGCTGCTTTTGGCTTGGACTTCTTAGCCACGCTCATTGCTATTGCTACTGCCTGCTTCTGTGGCTTGCCAGCGGCCATCTCTGTCTTGATGTTCTTGCTGACCGTTTTCTTTCCGTAACCCTTCTTCATTGGCATACATTACCCCTATTAAAAAACGCCCCATGTTTCAGAGGCGATAAAGGAACCACACACACAACAGGAAACGCCAGTCGGATTCTGGCTTCTTAAGTATCTACTATTCTGTGCCTTAAATCCACTATCCATATAAATGTGTAATATTTGAAATAAAGTATTGCACTGCAATACAGTTATGCTATTCTACTCACATCGGCGGCATCCAGCGGCCAGAGGGTAAAACAAATGTACAACTCGGTAACAAGCCTAAAGATCGCGCAGACTCTAAAAGGCTACACAGTTTTGGTTACATACCAAGATGGCAGAACTGGCAGCTTTGGCAGCCGCACAATGACAATAACAGGCGCAAAAAACATGCTTTCGCAGCACGCAAAGCGACACGGCTTAAAAGTCTCAGGCGATCAAGCAGCCTAACAACCAACGGCCAAGGACGGCCATCAACACAGAGGATAAGAAAATGGCAAATTTCGCAGCAGTCAACAAAGCACTCAAAGCCGCCTACCCAGCACTAAACATTGAAGTCGTGCGTGGAGAAGGTTATGTCTACTTCGACGGTGATGACGGGTTCGATAAGATCGACTCGATTTTCGTCCACCCAACCAGCACTAGCACGGCAGACCTGACGCGATTCGTGATCGAATCGGTCTCAGACCTAATTTAACCAACCGGCCACGGACGGCCACACACTGAGGAAATAAGATGAACAAAGATAAAGCAATGACCGCCACCAGCTTAAGAATGCCTGATGGCCTGCTTAGACTGGTCACAAAGGCAGCTCACAAGTGTGAGCTATCCCGAACCGCTTACATCACACAGGCTCTGCAATCGGCTGTAGCGCATGATCTGCCTGACTTTGAATACAAGCAGGCATGGGAAACGCTTCAGGACATTTACGACACACTCTTGCCTAACATTGACAAGGACGGCAACCCTGACAAAGACATGATGCTAGTTGCAGTTCTTGATATTGTTCTTCCACAACTGAAAGGGAACAGATTATGACCCGCGCCCAGAAAATTGATGCCTTGTGTGCTGTTCTGACCTGCATCCTGTGCGCTGGCATGTTTATGCTGGTTCTTTTGTGAGGTTATCCGAATGGACGATTTGTTTGATAAATATCCAGAGTGGGTAGGGATGCCAGAGTTTAATCAGCAAGAGAAAAAGCCATTTAAGGAAATAATCGTTAGATTTGACTCTGAACAAGATTACATGGATTTTCAGCAAAAAATTAAACAGAAGATGACACTTAAAACAAAAAGCATTTGGCATCCCTTTAAGTCTCATTGGGGTCTTGAGCGCAAGGTTTACGTTGATGAATCCTAAGTTTCCAGTCTACATAGTTTCCAAAGGTCGTTTTGATAACGGCCTTACAACTAGAGCGTTACATGAAATGGGCGTTCCTCACTACATTGTTGTTGAGAGTAATGAGGTTGACCTTTATCGCAAAGGCAGGTGTTTTGGCGAACTGATTGTGCTGCCATCTTCTTACAAATCTGATTACGACCTTTGCGATAATTTAGGGTTTACCAAAAGCACAGGGCCAGGCCCAGCTCGCAACTTTTGCATTGATCACAGCAAAGCAAACGGATTTAGCAGGCATTGGGTAATGGATGACAATATTGATGCCTTCCATTATCTGAACAAGAACGAAAAGTTTGAGGTTCGCACTGGATCAACCTTGTTAGCCTCTGAGGATTTTGTTTGCAGATATTCTAACATTCCTGTTGCGGGTCTAAATTACTACTCTTTCTGCAAGAAAGGAGATGCTGTGCCGCCATATGTGTTGAATACCAGAATTTACTCATGCCTGCTCATAGACAACAATTCTGGATACCGCTGGCGAGCAAGGTACAACGAGGACACGGACTTGAGCATTCGGGTTCTTAAAGACGGCCTATGCACTTTGCAGTTTAACGCTTTTCTGTGCGGGAAAATTACAACTCAAAGGATGCGCGGAGGTAATAGTGCCGACTTTTACGACAATGAAGGGACGCTACCAAAAAGCCAAATGCTTGCTGACCTGCACCCAGATGTTGCAAAAGTTGTGTTTAAGTTTAACAGGTGGCATCACCACGTTGACTACTCAAAATTTAAAGACAACATGCTGATAAAAATTGCCAATACTGATAGCCTGCCAAAAATTAACAATTACGGGATGAGCCTTGTAGAATGCTAATCTTCCTCTGCGCTGGCTTATGGTTGGCGCAGTTTTAACCTGTTTACTCTTTTCCTGAAAACATCTCGCAGACGTATTAAATAATCCGTCTCATACCGTTTTGGCTCGTTTTGGCTTTCCAGCCATTCAACCAGTGATTCTCCGTAACGCGCTTTGAGTCTTATCCTGTACTCCAGTAAATTGCCGCTTTTGCTTGTGTTGCACTGCTGGCAGCTTGCATAGACGTTTTTAAGGTTGAACCGTAGGCTTGAACAGGCTCCGACACTGCGATAATGAGAAGCGTGTCTTTGATGGGTTCCGTTGTCTGGCTTGCCGCATGAGACGCAAGGCTTTCCCCTATCCCTGATCCTCACGTATGCGTTGACCGCCGCCTGAGCCTCTGTCAGCCATTCTGTCTTGGTTTTGATCTTGTCCTTGCGAGCCTTGGTTTGTGCTTTGCAAACTTTCTCGTTCTTTTTTTGTATCGCGAGTTTTCCAAACTCCAGCGCACATTCCTCGCCGCAGCAACCGCGCTTCTGGTAAACAGTTTCTGACTTAGCAAAGCTCGGTATATGTATCTTGCAGGTGCGGCATTTCCTCACACCTGCTTACTCGGCCACAAAGGTAGTGTGATCCCATGATGACCTGAGAACCGGCTGTGGATAACTTCGTATACCTGATTGTATTCTGGCCTCTGAGCCTCAGT